TTACTGGAGCTAAGATTGCAGACGATGCAATAGATTCTGAACATTATACAGACGGTAGTATAGATGCTGCTCATATAGCAAGCAATGCTGTTACGACAGCTAAGATTAATGCTGACGCAGTTACTGGAGCTAAGATTGCAGATGATGCACTTAACTCCGAACACTATACAGATGGAAGTATAGATACAGCACACATAGCTGATGACCAAGTTACTCTTGCTAAGATGGCAGGAATAGCTAGAGGTAAGATTATCTATGGTGATTCATCTGGTAATCCAGCTGTATTAACAGTAGGTTCAAGTGGTCAAACTCTTGTATCTGATGGTACAGATATATCATGGGGTACTTCAGCCGCTGGTGCGACTGGTGGTGGTAGTGATACTGTCTTTTGGGAGAACGGTCAAACAGTTACAACTAATTACACCCTAACTAATAACACCAACGCAGGTTCCTTTGGACCTATAACTATAAATTCTGGTGTCACTGTAACAGTCGGCTCTGGAGAAAACTGGACAATCGTTTAAAATTATGACAATAACAATTAATGGGAACGGTACCGTCACAGGAGTCTCTGTAGGCGGCTTACCTGATGGAATAGTAGATACAGATATGATTGCTGCTAGTGCAGTGACAAGAGCAAAATCCAACTTACCAGGATCAATACTTCAAGTAGTTCAAACAACTAAAACAGATACTTTTACAACAAGTGCTGCAAGTTTTACTGATATCACTGGTATGTCTGTGTCTATTACCCCCTCATCTGCCTCTAACAAAGTATTAGTTACTTTTTCAATAAGTTATGGGGGTGCAAGTAATTTATATGCAGGTGTAAATTTAGTAAGAGATTCAACAAATCTAATCGTTAACTCTGTTGCTTCAGGGAATGATATAGCTGCGACAGTAAGTACAGGAGGTGATAATGCTAATTTTCAATATAAAGTACATCAAACATCTTATGAATATTTAGATTCACCTAGTACAACATCAGCAACAACTTATAAATTACAAGCATGGGCTGAAGGTAATAAAAGTTTTTATATTAATAGAAATAACGAGAATGATAATGCAGCTCATAATGTCATGGGTACATCAACAATTACTGTTAAGGAGGTGGCAGGTTAATGGATCACGATGCAATAATGAAGGCTTATCCTTTAATAGTAACTATTGACGATTCCTTTAAAACTTATGGTTTAGATAAGGATGGAAATAAAATAGATGTAGTTCAATCTAATGTCGATGCAGCGAGAGTTGAATTAGATAAACTAAAGTATAAAAGTCAAAGAGCACTCGAGTATCCTTCTGTGGTCGACCAGTTGGATTTAATTTACCATTCAGGTGTTGATGCCTGGAAAGCAAAAATCAAAGAAACAAAGGATAAATACCCTAAACCATGAGTAAAATAAAATTACCCCACGCAAGTGGAAATAGCATGAGCATAGGTGCTCCTGCAACGAATCCTGCATCTGATTTAGAACTTAAATTACCTGCAACTATTGGCACTGCTGGTCAAGTATTAAAGAATAGCTCAACACCTGGAACACTTGAATTTGGTGAAGCAATCACTCATTATTCAAGTTGGCGAGTACATACTTCTTTAGCTTCAGGATCAGCATTACGAACACTTGATGCAAATTGGGAAGCTTCCGATGATACAAATCAAGGATCAATAGGGGCAGCAATGACTCAATCAAGTGGAGTCTTTACTTTTCCTACATCTGGTATATGGGAAGTTGTTCTTAGAGCTTATGCCTACGCTACTACCGAAGTACGTTGGTTTGATGCTGCTATTTTATCATCCTCAAATAGCGGTGGTGCTTGGTACATTCACGGATATGGTGTTGGTTCTTTATTTGATTTTTCAGGTTCAGACGCATCAGCAGCAAATATTTGGAACTCTGTAATTTTAGATATACAAGATGCAAGTACATATCGAGTAAAATTTACAGTTCAATCAGCAGCTGATGTAACTTACTATGGAAATGGTGGCTACAACTCAATAGCTGCATACTTTAAAAGAGTAGGAGACACATAACATGAATTTAAAAACAGGTAGAGCAGATCACATAGAAGACTATTTAATTACTGTTAGAACAGGACAATGGTTTGGATGGTCTGATTCAAAGAATAAAGTTTATGCAAACCTAATTGTCCATGACGGTGGTTCTAAACCTAGTGAATCTGATGTAAATGCAGGACTTAAGAAGTTACAAGATGACTTCGATGCTAAAGATTATTCTCGTAAAAGAGTTGATGCTTATCCCTCAATACAAGATCAATTAGATATGCAGTACTGGGATAAAAAGAATGGAACTACTACATGGGTCGATGCAGTAGCTAAAGTAAAAAGTGACAATCCAAAACCATGAGCACATTAAAAGTCAACGCAATTAGACAAACAGCAGCATCAAGTGATGCTGTTACTTTGGCATCTGATGGAACGTGTACGGCAAAGATTACTAATAATCTAAGCAACAGAAATTTGATAATTAATGGTGCAATGCAAGTTGCTCAAAGAGGTACTTCGTCTACAGCATCTGGTTATAATACTGTAGATAGATTTCGTGATGGTTCTTCAGGTAATGATGAAGCTCCAACTTATGAACAAGCTGATGTTGCAAGTGGTACTACACCATTTCAATTAGGTTTTAGAAAATGTTTAAAGATAACAAATGGAAACCAAACGAATGGTGCTGGTGTTAGTGATCGAGTTAGATTTGAATATAGAATAGAGGCACAAGATATAGCAAATAGTGGTTGGAATTACACATCAGCTTCTAGTTATATAACATTATCTTTTTGGGTAAAATCTAGTGTTGCACAAAATTTTTATGCAAGAATTTATTCTGCTGACGGAACACCTCAAGCTTATTCATTTGAAACAGGTGCTTTATCTGCTGATACTTGGACTAAAGTAACTAAAAAAATCCCAGGAAATAGTAATTTACAATTTGATAATAATACTGATTATGGAGTGATAATGTCTTTTGCTCAATATGCAGGTTCTGATTATACGGATGCTGGCAATACTATGAATACTTGGGCAGCTTATGCAGGTACCAGTAGGTATCCAACTAATACTTCAACTTGGTACACAACCAATAATGCTACTTGGGAAATTACAGGTCTTCAGTTAGAAGTAGGAGACGTTGCCACTGACTTTGAACATAGGAGCTACTCAGACGAGCTTTTACGCTGCCAAAGATATTGTATGAAATGGGAAGGACAAAATACTGGTGGAAATCATTATAGATTTCCTATGGGACAGATTACAGGTAGTACGACGGGTTCTTTTCCTATTTCCCATAGTGTCCCTATGAGAGCTGTTGAGAGTAGAGCTATTTCACATGGTATAGCTACAACTAGTACGCAAGCAGGAGGTGGAGGAAATCAAAGTGGTCCTACTATGACTTTAGATGTAGGTGGTTGCGGGACAATGAGTAGTTTTGTTAATATAACAAATTTAGATTCAGGTCAAACTGGTGGAAACTTTTGGGCAACTAGAGTAGGATCTGATAATGATTGGTGGTTAATTGTGGAGAATGAACTATGAACATTATTAAAGTATTTAGATCACCCGCTGATTCTACTGGAGGTAGATCTTTAATTATTAAATATGATTCAAATTATAATTTTTCTTTTAGTGAAACAGATGACGCAAAAGAAAAATATAAGAGTCATTGGAATGATATACAAGCATGGGTTTCAGCAGGTAATACTATTGAGGAACAAAATTAACTGATTAAACTACCCACGCCTAACCTCCCTAAGCCCATAGACCTGCCTAGGATCGAGCTGAAGCCCCCTTCAGCCCGTATACCATCATATCGCCCCATGGTGATCCCTCCAGCCGATCTAGAGGCTCCTGAAGAGACTAAAGCGGAAACAAAGGAAACAACAGAACAACCCGCTGCACCAAGTATGAAGATACCTGTAATTGATATACAGATGCCTTTACCCACTGCAGAGGTTGTTACAACTGCTACATATGCTGCTGTTGCAGCTGTAGCCACTACAACATTAGCCACTCCATTCTTTGATCAAATAAAGAAGAAACTTACTAAATTCCTACAAGGCAAGATAAATAAATGGAAGGAAAAACGGAAGAAAAAAAAGGACTCCTCGGAAAGCTAAAAGAGGCTGCAGAGGATCAAGAACACCAAATCCAAATTCTTGGTACATTTGTCAGACTTGGCGTAGTAGTTTGGTCGGGCTTTATTATAACAATGAATTATGTGGAATTACCAATGGTTAAAAAGTCTGGTAACTCAGATATAACCTTTGTAGCTTCGGTATTTACTGGAGCACTTGCCACTTTTGGCTTAACTACTGGTAATAAAAACGGAAGTAAACCCGTCAACTGTCCAATGGCAAAGAAAAAGGAAGAATGAACAAATGGTTTTTACTCTTCCTACTGACATCACCCACGGTAGCAAGAGCAGAATTAGTAACCCCAAACTTCACCCAGGGTTCGATGAACAGTACAACAACAACGACTCAAGAGATAGTGGAGGAAATAACCACCACAACTTATGGGTCCGCATTAAACAAATGGTCTGGGGACAACATCACCCATACTTCAACCTCGTCAGGAGGTATAGTAGATTCCGATTCAGTCTTTACCCTGACAACACCTGGAAGCGACTTTACACTAGAAATAGTAACAAGAGCAGCCAGTCAAGTACTGTCAGTAACAGAAATAGACCGAGAAATCGACACCACTTCTACTACTACATCCTTATCAGTCTTCTCTCAATAGCACCAGTTCGTGCTAATGAAGGCGAGACAAACAATACTTCTAATCCAGTAGCGGCTGCAACGGGCAATGTGACCAACCAAGCCGTACAATTTCAAAATAATGGTGCTCCATCTAGACAACATTATGGTCCAAACATAAGTTGTAATGGTAGTACCATGACATTCTCTCCATTCTATATGGGGAATCATACTAAACCTTGGGATATAGATGAAGATGGTATGAGACCTTCCAGCTATACTATGGCTGAAAACTGGGGTGCTCAAATTAATTTCATGATCCCATTAGATAGAGAAGGTTTAAATCGCTGCAGATCAATGGCAGCTAGACAAGAAGAAAAAATGCGATTGGATTACGAGTTAGTTCGTGCTCTTAAATGTGCAGAACTACAGACTAAAGGTTTTATGATTCATCCTAAGTCTCAGCTATACTCACTATGTGCAGATATAGTACCAATTGCTTCATATTTAAAATCAACACAACCCCCAATTCCCAAGGAAAAACCTTGGTATAAACCCTTTTAAAAACAATGATCCTAATTATCAAGCCCATCCTATTCGCCTTCTTGAAGTCAGATTCAGTCAAGAAGCTTGTAGTAGACCTATTAGAAGCTTACGTTGCTAGAACTGATAATAAGTTAGACGATCAGGCTCTTAAAATTGTAAAAGAAAAATTATTTAGTTAAATGGTATATAATCCTAAAAAGGATAAGTCTAAAGCTATGACCATGGAAATCAGGATCGATCCTAAAACAGGTAAGATGACTGATTCTAGAGGTAAACCTTTACCAAAATTCCGACCAATTCCACCTCATAATCCTAATGATAAACTTGAGCTTACACCATTATCTCAAAAAAGGAAAAAGGTTAAAAGGATTAAAAAAAGCAAATTAAGAAAAAGGTACTTGTAATGGCACGAAAGAAAAAAGATCCAGAGGCTCCATACTCTGATAATCCTACTCCTGGTAAACCAGGGTGGAATCTAGCTAAACAATCTAAAAAGAATAAAGATGTTCAAAGTTCGTTTAATAAAGGTTATGGTAACGCATAATGGCTAGACTAAATAACAAAATGAAGTCTTCTCCTAAAGCTAAAACTATTAAAGTAGCTTTTTGGAATAAACAAGATGCTACAGCTGCTGGAGAAGCTATAAAGCGAAGGAAAGAAGGCGGACATACGAATAAATCTACTGATGATTTCCTAAAGAAATTAAAAGAAAGTGGTGAGTGGTAATGAAAGCTACAGAACAACAGTTCCATGAATTACATGGTCTTGTTACTAATGAATTCCTAACACGAATCAAAACAAAAGAAGCTACAACACAGGACTTAAAAGCTGCCTGTGATTGGTTAAAAGCCAATGATATAAGTGGTGTAGCATACGAAGGAAACCCCCTAGACAAGTTAAATCGGATAATGCCAAAGGTAGACCCTGATCTTGTTAATAGGAGGTTATATGGCAAGCGAAGCTAGATATGCCAATGGTGGAAAGAAAACCACCGCTAAACGATGGATGCAAACAGAGAAAGCTAAAAGAATCAGACGTAATGCTGATAACTTAAGAAACTCTTTAAAACGTAAAGGCATCAAACAACCTCCTGGCACAGAAGCAGGGCATAACGTAAATGGCTCTGGTAAAAATGGTTGGGAATCGGTAGCTACTAATAGAGCTGTCGAAACAAAAAATAAAAAGAAACTTAAACGTTACACTACTTAAAATCATGCCACATAAAATTATTAAAGGTAAAGGACCATTAGCAGGTCACTCACAAACAAAAAAATTCATTAAAGGAGCTGGTGAGACCCTTAAAAAAACTGGTTTAAAAATTCAGAAAGCATGGCGAAGCGATTCTAATCCAGTTCAAGCTGTACAAAATAGAAAGATTACACAGAATATTAAGAAAGGTAATTCAGCAGGTAGGATTCAAAAGACCTTAACAGAGGCTGGTCATAGTAAAACTGGATTAAGACTGCAAGGTGAAAAGAATAAAAAATTCCAAGATAATAGAAAGTATATGGATAATCTGCGAAAGACTAATCCAGAAAAGTATAAGAAGCTTAAAAAAGAAGAACGTAGAAAAGCTAACATCGCATCAATGAAAGCAGGTTCACATACTTGGGATTAACCGATGGCTAAACCAAAAGAAGGTGATACCAGAGGTTGGAGTCCAGCTCGGAAACATTCCTCTGGTAAAGTTCAGGGTGCTAGTGGCTACCGTTATGAAAAAGGTAGATGGGTCCAATATAAAGATGGTAAACGTCATGGCGTCTTTAAAGGTCGTGGAGGTATTACTGGTAACGTAGATGTTGTTGGTAAAGCTAAAGCAATAGCTGGTACTCCATTTAATTATGGTAAAAAAATAGGTAGTGGAATCAAAAAAGGAATAGGTTGGGTTAATAAGAAATCTAAAGAATCTGCAGCTAAAAGAGAAAAAATTAAAGAATTAAAGAAAAAGAATGAAGGAGTAACAAGTAAGAAGCCAACTAATGGTAAGAAACCTGTTACTACTGAAAAGAAATCTGATGCTTTAAAAGTAAACAAAGATAAAGCTGCTTGGATTAAGAAAACTCGTAACAGTCCAGCTGCTCAATCTGGTGCATTTACTGATGATGAACGGTGGGCTCAACAACAGAAACATCGTGCATGGAAAGCATCTCGTAAGAAAAAGAGGAAGTAATCTATGGCAAGTAGTTTCTTAAAACCTTTTGCAAAACCTGCTCAAGAAGTAGGTGAAAGGATTTTTAAAGGCGTTGTAGGTGATGGAGCTACTCAAGTAGTTCCTGAGCTTGCTAGAAGAACAAAGTTAATTAATGATTTAAACGAAACTTTTGCACCAAAATTAGGGGCAAAAACTAGAAAGCCTCAACGAAGAGCTATTGCAGCAGCCATTAATAATGGTGATTTGGAACCTGATATGGCTGACAAACTTCTGCGAGATTTTGATGATGAAGGTTATGAGTTTTTTGCAGACGCTCAAATTGAAAAGCAAATGCAAGGTGGAAGAGATAGTCAACTAGAAGGAATGCTAGGCGATACCCCAACTCAATCTGAAGGACCATTTCAACAGATAAATAAACAAGAAGCTAAAGCAACTACTGTACCTGATGTTAATACTGAACTATCAGAAGCACTAAAAGGTGGTAATGAAGAACAAATTATGTCAACTTTAAATACAGAAGGTTGGCAAGGTTTAAATGATGAATATCGATTTTTATATCCTGAAGAAATTATTCATAATCCTGAACTTCTTGAAGGTTTAGCTGCTAGACAGGATGTTCAAGAAGGATATTTTAGCGAATTATCTAAAAACTTAGATGAAAGAACTAGATTACAAGAATTACCAAAAGGCCATCCAGATCTTAAAACTGATTCTGGACGTGATACTTTAAAAGGTGTAGGTAAAAATATAAAGTATAATGATCGTGCTGGTAAAGATGCTGCATCTCTAAACCTTTTAACTAGAGATCAAGATGTTTTTAAAGTTAATAGAGCACCTTTAAAACAAGCTTTAGAGGTTTTTAATTTAGGTGAAAAAGGTAATCAATTAGAATGGCACCATACATTCTTTGGAAATAAAGAAGGTGGTTCTATATTTCTTGAAAAAGTAACTCAAGAACCTATGGTTGCTTTAAACTTAATGGCTTTACTTAAGAAACTTGATTTACCTACATCAGGTACTATTGGAAACCTAAGCTTATTAAGAGAAGCAGATCATACTAAATTACATCAGATATTTAGAGAATTAGGTTTAGAACAAGGTGGAGATTTAGATTTTGCTGATTATATGAAAGCTATTGGTGATGCCTATTTAGACGGTACTGCTGATGTTAATCAATTCTTTAGAATGTTAGAAGTATATGCAGAAGAAGTTGTACCTCTAACTCAAAGTAAAACAGCTCAATTTGATAATTTACCATTTGCTCAATCTGGTATTGCTGATGAACTTAAAAATTATGCAAGTATACCTGATAAGAAAACTAAAAGAAAGATAGTATCTAAAAAATCTACTAATAAAAAAATGGTACAAGGACCAAGAAAAGGAAAGATGAAGTCTTCCCCTAAAGCGAAGACAATAGCTTCAATCCCTGGAGTTATGTATAAAGGCTCAGGTAAAGATCCTGCAGTTAATGAACTCCTAAAGAAACTTAAGAAAGATGGTGCTGGTTCCCTAGATTCTAGTGGAATGGGTACCCGTTGGAAAGTATGACAGATGCAGTAACCGCATTAAAAGATGATTTTAAACTCTTCCTACAAGCTTTATGGGAAGAGTTAGATCTTCCTTCACCAACAAGAGCCCAATATTCCATAGCTGACTATTTACAACATGGACCAAAAAGATTACAGATCCAAGCCTTTCGAGGTGTT